TAATGAGACCATGAAGAGAACTCTTAAGCTTACACTCAAGGTTCCCTTTGAGGGAGTTAGACACCGATCCTCGAAGGCACAGGGCCGTCGAAAGACGGTTCTCCCTAACGGGATCACGTGGAAGTTCATTGGAGGACGCCGATCTGTATTCTCATACAAACTGAGAAATCTTACGGGGAAAGACCGTGGGAGACTCAGGGACACATGGCTTGCAATATGTGGAGCCCTTGAGATACTATCTCCTGGTATGGTTAAGGGGTTACTTCTAACCCCCCAATTATATCAAGAGACTATCTCAGGGATCAACATGTTGTACCGATGGGTCCTTAAGTCCTGGTGTTTCCAGGGAGGAGAGTGGGTCTTATCAGCTCTCTCTAATTTCTGCGATTGGGCCCTCTTCTATTCGGTTGAGAGTGATTACTCTCAGCCTGAATTGAAGAGTGGCCTCATCGGAGGAACTAGGGATGGCTGGTTAAGATTCCCATGGGCGAAAGGGGTCCTTAAGGGGGTAGTAATACCCACTCGGGGACCCTATTCGTCCACTCCTCTCTGCCAAGAGAAGAATAGTTTTGGGTTATATACCCTTTACTCCATCAAGGGTGGGCTTCCGAAGCCATCTCATGAGAAATGTTTAAAATCTCTTGAGTTGCATAGGGAGACTACCACTGGCGGAGGGGTTACACCCGAACCTATTCTTCTTCTAGCACGAAGATTCTCTGAACAGTACAGGAGCGAGTTCAAACCGAATCCTAATGAGATATCCTTAACGAACTCTTCATCCTCCACCTACGAGTACTCTCGTAGTGATGGGGGAAGAGGAGAGTTCATGAAGGATACTTTCATTAGGACTCTGAATGGCTTGCTTGAGAAAACCCATTATCAGGGATCCTTTACTGCTCTGGGAGGGATCTGGAACTTTGAGTCCGGATTCCTCCAAGATGCAAGTTTGGGAACCCCGATGATGAAGGAATTCTCCGTACTGTTCCTCCTTGACGACGCATGTAGAGAGGGTTGGGTTCCAAGGCCAACAGAAGAGCCCCTTGAGGGTGGTCCGTATACCGGAAGGTATGTGGCACCCCCAGGGATCTCTTTTGAAGGCTTTGATCCCAAGCCCTATCCAGCAAGGGCGGTGACAGTGGAGGAGCAAGGCAATAAGGCACGGGTGGTAACACCCGCGGCTTCTGTCGTAGCTTCTCTATTGCACCTCATGAGGACTTACTGCTATTCATCTCTTAAGAAGGACCCGGAAGTGGGTACTATCTCAGGAGATGGAACGTTGGTAAGCTTCATGAAGAGGGCCAACAAGTTCCTTGAGAGTAGGGACGAGACATTCCTTAAGGACCGTGTTCTGCTGTCTCTGGATTTAACCAGAGCCACAGACACGTTCCATATGGATGTCTCGTCTCAACTTCTCTCAGGGTACTTATCGGACCCCTCTACCCCTTTATTGGTAAGGGTCCTCGGACCCCTCTCCACGTCATCAATGGAGGTATTGTATGAGGATCTGGAAGACGATGTAGAGCCCATGGCAACCAGTCGTGGGATCCCTATGGCCAACCCATCATCGTGGTTCCTTTTGAATTTGTTCAATAGGTTCTTCTGGGAGTTATCCGGAGCATTGCTCCGTGAAGCTCCCGGAAGGACCATCGATCAAATCATAAGGAACCTTTTGAAGGGTAGGTTCTCCAAAATGAAATTTCGGAGAACCGGTGGGGATCCCTTAACATCGAGGTGTGGAGATGATCAGATCTCCCTTACGACTAAGAGGAGGGCGCTCTTGTTTGAGCGCCTCCTCCCATTCGGGGGAGCGATTATCTCCGCAGGTGTGCATATGAGGTCCGCATCCTTTGGAACATACACGAAGCAGATGTGCTTCTTAGATCGAAGATCTAAGAAGCTCCGCTTCCTGGACATCCTAAGGGTGCGTTCTCTCAGTACACCAGACTCGAGGTTGCCTGGTAAGAAGGAGGTTCCTCCTAGTTGGAGTCGGGGGATTGCAGCATCCCGAGAACTCGCGTGGTGGAGTGGCCCGGTTTACGCCGGGGCATCCACCTACCTCTGGTGGAGGTATCACGAGTTCTTAGAGTCTGCAATCCGCCTGAAGATTGAACCGTGGCTTCCTCGAAAGTTCGGGGGGCTTGAGTTTCCGCATTTCCGTAAGGAAATACAGTTTCTCAGCCCCAAGACTTCGAGGATGCTCTCGATTCTCTTCAGGTCCGATTACAACATAGAGAACCTCCTCTCTCTTGAGAGTTTGGGAAGCTTATGGGATCCTAACTATTCTGGAGATCTCGGTAAGAAGACCAATAAGGTCGTCAAGTACGTTCTCTCTCGAGGTTCTTTTATGAACATCGAAAGAGCACGTGCTGACGGTTTCCTTAATGGTGTTGAAACCGAGATCTATCCAAAATGGTGGACCCTGGCTCCCATTGAGGAGCGCATGAAGGAACATGGCTGGATGCCTCTGAAGGATTACCTTTCCGATTTAAGGGGTCAGGTTCAAGGACTTTTGTCCTGGAGCTCTGATTTACCTGCAATCGAAAAGGTTCCATCCCTCCGAGCCATTTCGCGTAAGTTCCTTCAAACGCGCTCAAAAATACTCTCTAGAGACTCTCACGTCTACCAGAAACTACAGGCGGCGTCCTATGATGAACTTTGTAAAAGGCTTGATTGGAAACTCAAGGTGGTTTATGTGTGGGGTTCCCCATCCATGATCCTCGATTTTATACTCGCCGGCAAGGCCGATGAGTTGGAAATCGAGGGTGAGGATATGGAAACCCACACAACCCCTTGGGCTACCTAAAGCCTCCACGTGATTGTTCCCTCGAGGAGTGGCGACTCCCCGAAGGCGGGATTTCAAATCCCGGGGTTCCCGGTCCGTAAGGACTGG